TCGCAGATAATCCCTTGCCGTACATAAGCTCGGTCATACCATTGATGATAGCGTTGTTTGTCGCACTACCATTGTACCTATCAATAAGGTATTGGAAGTAGTTGTTGTCTTCGCCATAGGCAACCCATTGCTTACGATTGTCTTCAACTACCGCAGGGGTAGTATGTGAGGCGAGGTTAACGATTCGTATATTACTCATCGGTAAATGTATTGATTATCATTATCAGTATCCTCATAGTGAGTGAACTCACCATTGTTAATACTAAACTTCTCTAAGTCAGTTTGGTTAGTGCAGAACACTTTACCTCTATATATCTCGTTAACACCTGTGATTCTAATACTATAGTATCTATCCTGCTCAAAGGTATAAGTAGGTGTGATATGCAAGTAATTAGCCTCTTGCGTAGCAGTTAACGATTCAGTAGAAGAAGTGTTTGTCTCCTCATCAGTAATCTTTACCGACACGCTTGTATCAAACGCTCTTGGAACAAAGTATATCTTCTTATCTGTTGTGGTTACAATGTGCATAATAGGTTAACCACTAATAGAGGTAAGTGTTATGAAAAAGAAAAGGGTAGCCCCGAAGAACTACCCTATCCTAAAACCAAAACACCTATGTCGTAGGTCTTACAAATATACTACTTTATTGTTAAGCAGTACCATCATCTATAGTAATTGTAGACAAAGATGCCATTTCACTAAATGGGAAACCAGTTTCCGTTATGTCAGTATTAACAGTCATAAAGTTAGCAGGTTGTCTTTCTTCAGCGTTTATGTTTAGAGTGTACCCACTCATATCACCCATAGCAGCACCCGATGATACTGCACCGCCAGATACGCTAATTCCATTCTCACGACCAACCAAATACACATTATTGTTGTAGTCTTCCACAAAACAATGAGGTCTTCCGTACATCAATAACTTTAGTTCGTGGTTATCCTCTTTACTTAATCTTGGTAGACTAAGTGTTAACGCTTGGTCAAAAAATACACCACCTGTATCACGAGATGCATTTATTGTTTGTTCCAAACTTGAATTACCTTTTAATGAGTATTTAAAGGCAGTTAAACTTCCAGAGTCACCATCCATATCGGTAATCTCATCAATTGATGATAAGGTTACAGAACCTAATTTACCGTACTCTACAAAGTATACATTTCTCAGCCCACCTACCGATTCTCTACAAGGTAAAGCTCTACCATTTGTTAAATTACAAGCCATATTATTTTTTATTAAAAAAGGGCAGACAAGCATCAGCCTACCTGCCCTAATTATTAACTAAACTAAACTACTTCTTAGACTGCGTATAACACGATGTCACCAACGATACCGTACTGAACACCAGAAGTAAAACGCATTATCACACGAACATTTTGAGAACCATCAAGGTCAGCCATATCAATTAGCTTCACCTCGTTGTGGTCGCTCAACAATCCTGTACCGAAGAAGATGTTAGACTTCTGTGCAGCTACCATATGGTTGTCTGGCATACCAGAACAAACAAAGATTTTAACACCATCAAAAGCCAAGTCACCACCATTGTACCAAGTAGTACCTCCGTTGTTCACACCATTAGCACCAAGTCCATCAGCACCAAATCCACCCAATGCACGAACATAAGCACGAGCAATGTTTTGTGATACATAGATGTATAAGTCTTCTTTTCCGTAAACGGCAGAAGGAATAGCATCTACAACACGACCTAACTGAGCGATAACATTACTTGCAGTAATTGAAACACCTGTAAGGTCTTGAGATGCAGGAAGGTCAGTATCTGCTTCCAACAAAGTAACTAAACCATCAAACTCACCTGCTACGGCACTTGCGCCTGTACCAACACCTTGCCAGATTGTCTCTTCAGTCTTCTGTGCTACTTTAGATGCAATGTGACCGATTAAGAAATCCGAGAAAGATGGAGGCAATGTATCAAAGGCAGAGTAGCCCATTTGTACTGCTTCCCAATCGCTATGGAAATCTTTCTTACAAAGTTCTAAGTTTACTTGTAACTCTTTTGGAGTTAATACACGCTCTGTTAGTGTAACTGTGCTTTGGTCAGCAAAGTCACAATCAGCGTTCTTTACCAATGCGTTAGTAGAAAGAGTTTTCATTACTTCTTTATACTTCACATTTGGCTTTACTGTGATACCACCACCTTCAATGGTATCAGCACTCAATAATGCCGCAGCGATATACTTCCCTGCGAACTCCCCATTGTAAGTAGAGGATGTAATTGTTACTGCCATTTTCTATTTCTTTTTAAAGTTGATTATTCTAAATCTTATAAGGTTAACTAACTAATGTTGTAGGTGTTAGTTTTTTTCGTTTCTTTGGAGAAACCAAAACACTTTACTATGGAAATAACAAAGAGATTTAACTACAAGAAAAACCGTAAAGAATGGTCTGTATTCTACGGAGCAGGAACAAGCAAAACCATAGCCTTTTTCCCTAAGAAGGAACAAGCAAAGTTATTTATTGATTGGATTACTTTATCCGATTATGCAAGAATAGACAACAACGAGTCAAGAGAAGCATATTGGAAATATCAAGATTCACTAAAATAAGAAAGGAGGGCATTGCCCTCCTTTTTATTACTTAATAAGTCCTTGTACTTGTTTAAGTTCTTGTAGTACCTCACCTACTTGGTCGTTGTAGTATTTAAGAGATGACTTATCTACTCCAAGTTCATCCATTGCTTGTGAAGCCTTGTTAATCTCTTTTTGTTGAGCAGATACACTATCACTCAAGGAAGACACCATTTTTTGTATCTTTCTTTTCATATCTGCCAACTCATTTCCGCTTGAAGACAAGTTGGATAAGTCTTTTTGAATTGCACCAGCTCTTGCACGAAGGTCATCAATTAGTGCCAACTCAACTTTTTGCTCTTCACTCAACTCAACCTCTTGAGGAGTTTCTACTTCCTGTGCTTTTACAGAAAGCTCTGCCCATATCTTTTCTACTTGCTTCATTATCCTAACTTGTCAAAGATTCTTGATAGAGTGTCTTTTCTCGCTCCTTTACCAAACTTGTGCATCTCAGCAGTCTTAGTTTCTGGAGAGTGCTTGATAGGCTTCGCAGCAGGTTCATCAGTAGACATCTCTACTTGCTCTTCAACTACCTCTTCACTCATCTCCTCTTCTTTAGGTGACATCATAGACTTGATTTCATCAATCATACCTTTGAGTTCATCCATAGCAGCAGTAAGTTCTTCCTTAGTAGCGTAAGCCATCTCTTCTTCTTTCTCTTCTTCGTTGGCTTCCACCTCTTCACTTGCTTCTTCTTCAGTAGCAGGTGCTTCTTCTTGTGGTGCTTCTTCTTCTTTAGCCTCACCGATTTCAGCGATAACACCTTCTTCAGCTACTACGAGGATACGACCATCTTCCATTTCGTACTCACCGATAGGTAGAGCTATACGCTCATCTTCAGTAACGATGAATACCTCTTGGTTGGGTTCAAAGGCTTCGGCTTCTATTACCGTGCCGTTCTCCAATTTCATAGACTCCAACTTCACCTCATCTTGTAGGTTAAGCAGTTCCATAATCTTGCTTAATGTTTCTTGTGATTTCATATCTTGTTTATATTGCTTTTAGGGCAGCAACTGCTGCTTTACCATTCTTGCTCATATCACGAAAAGCCATTTTCATCTGCTTGAGGTTACTCAATACATTTTTAGCTTTATTCACCTCATCCTTGATACCCAAATCATTTACCTTCGCTTGAAACTCTTTAAGTTCTTTTTCTTTAGCAACGATTTCTTTATAGGTACGCTCTGCTTCGTTAGTGCCTTGCTCAACCATTTTTAGAGCTTGTCTAATGTATCCTGTATCAAAAGGAATGCTTCTTACAAAGTCCATTACATCATCTGCAACACTTAACTCTATCTTCTCGGTAGTTTGCTCTTCGGCTAATTTAGCCATCACCTTATTTAGGGATATTCTTTTCATATCAAGTTAACTATATATCGTTGTTATTGTTAGTTTTTATCTATCTCCTTGAGTTTGCTCTCTGCCCATCTCTTAGCACTCTTACCTCCCCAAAGCAAATAACTAATGTATCCACAAGAGGTAGTATCCCCCTCATCATAATACTCTTCAGCCCTACTAAGGTAGGAATACATCCTCTTAATCGTTTGCTTAGATATCGGTTCACCGTTTGCTAATTGTTGCGCTCTCACCTTACCTACCTGTGTAGCACACTTGTTATTTACCTTCTTGTTTAACTCAATACCCCTTTTAGCATTGTTGCGTACTGAAGTGGGGTAATCCTTGTAAGTCTCTAATTCAGTACGCTTACCCTTTTTTGTTCTTAGGTCTTTCTTGATGATAGCCTTAATCGCATTTAACTGCTCCTCTGCTTTCTCCTCCTCTGGTGATTGCTTAGATGCCTCTACCTTGTCTACAAAGTAACCCTCAATGCTAAAGCCTTTGACCTTACCACTCTTCACATAGTCATTCCAAACCTCATCATTATGAACCTTCATTGATACCATCCAAGTGCCTACAGGTAAGTCCATACCATATAGCTTACTCTTGTCTTGCTCACCTTCTATTATCCAACTCTCTACAACACTAAGTCCTGTAATGTCTATTTGGT